TGAACAATTCATATGTGCAGAAATTCATTGACTATCCCATAGAAGGCAAGCGTGTCTGTATCTACAAATGCTTCTTGTCATTTGGTGTCAACGGCACTGATCCGTTGACCTTGGTGGCAGCACCTATCTTGATGTATGATGGCACTGTCTACAATTTCAGTATACAGGAAACTCAGAACACCTGTCAGATAAACATAGACTGTTCAAGCCTGTTTGCTGACTTTGAAAAATCACAGGGTCGCAAAACAAACAATTGGTCAAATTGGTTCTATCAAGGCGAGAGCTATGACAAGGCCTTTGACAAAGCAGGTTGGGTAGGACAGACAGAATTTTTATGGGGACGCCAATGATCATTAGACCAATGGAACCAAGAGAGATTGACTCAGTGGTCACGCTGTTCAACTACTATCGCGATGCTGCCAGCATAGATCCAGAACGCTATGATGAAAATCGTGTGATACTCACAGTGAGAGAATACAACATACGACCCAATCTATTCTTCCGTGTGGCTTTCTCAGGGCAGAAACCCATAGGTCTGATAGGTGGATTCCTGTCAGAAGATCCTGTAGAATCAGAAGTGGCTGCCACTGTGCAGTTTCTCTATCTAAGAGATGAATATGCTGACGTCGCCAACTACCAATTGCTGTTAGAAGAATTTGAATCTTGGGCCAAGACATTTTCAGTCTCTGCCATACGCTGTATAGACATTGGTTCTAACATAGATAGGCTTAGATCAGTCTATGACCAATTGGGTTTTGATCCTATCAGGATCTCAATAATGAACAAGGAGATCTCCTAATGGGTTGGCTCAGTAGTCTAGTAGGTGGTGTAGTTGGTTTCCTAGTAGGTGGCCCAGTCGGCGCTATTATAGGTGCTGGCCTAGGTGCTACCAAAGTAGGTGAAAAGGTCGTAAACAAAGTCCTTGACTTCGTGACCAAACCATTCATGCCAGATATGCCTGACATGAACAGTGGTGTTGAAGCAGATCGCCAACAGGGCGTTCTAGTGCAGACACAGGGCTCAACAGTCAGCATTCCCATAGTCTATGGTTATCGCAAGGTCGCAGGCACAGTGTCATTCGCTGAAACGGGTGCTACCAATAACAAATATCTCTATGTCGCATATGTGTTTTCAGAGGGTGTTGTAGAAGGACTCAGAGAAGTGTTCATAGATGATTGGCTGCTGCCAGTGGAAATGGTAGCAAATCTAAATGCTGGACAATTGGTCAATATCAATTCAGACAAATACTCAGGTCGTGTGCAGATGCGTTGGAGCCCAGGTGTCTACTTGGCCACGCCAAGATCATCTACCTTAGGCACATTGATCAAAGGCGACATATTCTCAGAAGCACCCAGTTTCACTGCACAAATGGTCTACAATGGATTGGCCACTCTGTTTGTTCGCTATGAATGGAAAGAAGTTAAAACACAGGCTGACGCAGATTCAAATCCATTTTCAGGTTCAATACCAGAAGTGCAGATCTCAGTGTTGGGCAAGCGTGTGGCCAGTCTTCTAACCAATGACACAGAAGCCGCTCCCTATGATTCTAATGTGGTGAGATATTCTACTAACCCTGCTGAGATCCTGTTAGACTATCTACGCAATCCCAGATATGGCAAAGGTCTCAGCAATGATGACATAGACTGGACATCATGGAAGATTGCGGCTCGCAAGTGCAATCAGACAGTGACCTATGTGGCCTCAGGCATACAGGGTCCTATATTGACCATGAACGCTGTGATAGACACGGCTGCGACTATCATGAGCAATACCAAACTACTGCTAAAGAACTTCCGTGGTTATATGCCCTATGTGCAGGGCAAATACAAATTACAGATTGAAGACGCTGGTAACCCCACAGACATACTGTCAGGTGCGGCCACTATCGCACAGACATTCACCCGTGATGACATCGTGTCAGATGTGACCTACACAGGCATTGAAAAATCATCAAAATACACTTCATTTGCCATAACCTATGTGGATCCAGATCAGAAATGGTCTAATCAAACTGTGGTCTATCCAGAATCAGAATCTGAGCGCCAGAGCTATATCCTGCAGGATGGTGGTCGTGAGAATCCAGGTGCTGACACCTATGGTTTCATAACCAACTATGCCATAGCCAAAGACATGGCTCGTTTGGCATTCAACAAACAGCGTCGTCAAGAAACCTGTGTGCTCACAGTCTCATCCAAGGCCCTAGAACTAGAACCAGGCGACAACATCAGGATACAGTCAAACATCTTGAACTTTGGCACAGATCCTTGGCGCATCATCTCAGTGAAGATCAACAATGACATGACCGTGGATCTAGGCTGTGTTCGTAATCCAGATGACATCTATCCCTATGTTCGTGTAGGTGAAGAAGACATAGTCCTACCTACCTACATACCCAAAGGCTCAATAATCTATTTCCCAGGCAGTCAAAACGCCACTCCAATTGGTCTAGTGCCGCCAACCAATGCACTGTTTCCACCTGATGCTACACCTATTCCAACCAATCCAGTGCCCACAGTGCCTAGTGATCCAGGAGGCGGTGGTGTAGGTGGTGGTCGTGATGATGCAGGTCCTACTATCACAGAACCTACCACACCTCCTACCACACCTACTTCACCAGATAACAATCCACCTACTCCAACTCCAGCTCCTGCGCCCTTCCGTGCGGCCCTGACACTGAAATCTAGTTCAGGAACCAATCTAAGGAATGGCACCTACTACTATAATCTAGTATTCACACAGCCTGCAGATGGACTCTATGCCTACAGCATATTCTGGTGGCGTGTGAACAGGTTCTCACCCTGGCAGGAGATACGCAAAGAAGAGCGTCCTGGTGCAGGTGGAGATATCACAGTGACATTTGGACCATTGCCTGCAGGTATCTATGAATTCTATGTGCGTAGTTTCGCCAGTGATGGTAGAAGCAGTATCATAGTCACACAGGGTCAGGCTGTGATCAGACTGAACAGCACAGAAACCAATCCCACACTGTCAGGTATCGCTACTGCTAATTCAGTGCAGGTCACAGATGGTTGGACTATACCTGGACAGGATCAACCACCTGCTCCTAGATACGATGATCTAATCTCAGTGATGTCGATCAGACCCAAACTCAGTTCAGGTCTACCTTTATCAACTAGGCGTCTCACAGTGAGCCTACAACAGATCACAGACACAGTGGCCAATTCAATCAATAATTTGATAGATGGAGTGCGTATATTCTATAAACAGCGTGATGATGAATATTGGAGTTATGAAGATTTTAAATTCTCTGCGATCACACAGTATTATCCAGGACAGACTGTGACATTTGATCTCGCTGGTGATTTTGGCACCAGGGTCTATCCTTCAGACATCGTGCCCAATTCAATCAATGACATCCAACAGCGTTATGACTTCCTAGTGAGATTGACCTATGCAGATGGCAAGCCTGCTGAATTCCAACTAGGTCCAGGTCGTGGCAGCGTGGAGAAGAATGGACTGGGACAGTATGATTTCATAACATTCGGCACACAACCATTATCCAGTTCAGGTGCTCTGAGATCGCAGGTCATACCTGTGGGCTTCAATGACACATTTAGGACCACTGATCAAGCACCAACCACACCTGTAGGTAGTGCCTTGACCTTGGTGCCCAGCATCTATCAGATCAACAGCCGCGCACTAACTCAGGATAGACTGCGTTGGACATTTAATCCACCCACAGAAAATGTCAGCAGTTTCCGTGGCTACAAGATACGCTATCGTGAAGTGGTCGCAGGAACCAATCCTGTCTACACAGAACTCACTGTGGGAGTAGTAGCTGGTCTAGATGGTAGGATATTTTTTGAACAAGTGGGCAATGGTTTCAATCTAAACACCACCTACGAATGGGTCATAACCTGCCAGGTCCGCTCAGGTGGTAGCACAGTAGATGCCACTAACAGCCTATGGGGTCGTTGCTCAATACCATTCAACTCTACAGATGACAATGAATATCCAAGATTTGGATTCACTGTCATAGACACACAGCAGGCTCTAGGACAGTTGAGAACCACATTCCCTGCAGAGCCTACCATAAACGCACAGCAGTGGATCAAACGACAGGTCTTGCCTTATTCAACCTATGATACAGGATTCCTAAATCGTAATGCTACCTTATACACTCTGGCAGCCAGTTATCCAATGAACATCTATCTAAGATTGGTGTTCCAAGCACCTGCCACAGCCAGTCATATAATCTGTTATCGCAGAGTCTATAGCCCCACAGGCATACAAAGAACCACTGTAGGTGGTGTGGCCAAATACTATGGACTAGGTCCTTGGGAGCGTGTGAGA